CATCAATAACAATTAATGGGCAAACTAAAACTTTAGGTAGATTTTCCAATATTAAAGATGCAGCAATTTGTTATAACGATAAAGCAAAAGAATTATTTGGGGATTTTGCTTATCAAAATGCTATTAACTAGAAATAGTTGATATAAAAACGTGAGAGTTAGTCAAATCTAATGGGGTTACAACGATAGGTTAACCAAATATTTTAATTCACACGTGGACGTGACCACGAAAAAAATACGAAGGAGGAGAAATATATGAAACGTGAATTTTTAGAGGGCTTAGAACTCGATAAGGAAACCATTGACACAATAATGGCCGAATATGGTAAAGTTACTCAAGGACTTAGAGAGGAAAAAGATACCTTAAAAACTCAACTTGATAGTGCTAACGAAGAAATTAAATCTTACAAAGATATGGATATCGATAGCATTAAAAAATCAGCATCTGATTGGGAAACTAAATATAATGATTTAGTAAAAGAACAAAACGATGCAAAAGAAAAGAGTATTAGAGAAGAAAGAACTAATGCTTTTTTTAATGACATTAAATTTGCAAGTGAAAGTGCAAAAGCAGGAGTAATAGCACAATTTAATGCAAAAGACTTTAAGTATGATGAGGAATCTAAAAAGTTTTTAGGAGCTTCTGATTGGCTTAATGAATTAAAAGAAAAGGATGCAGGAGCATTCCTTAGCGATGTTGCAAATCCTAAATTTACAACTAGCCCAAATGTTCCAAAAATTGATGGCACTGCAGATGAATTGCGTGAAGCAATGGGATTAAGTGTTGAAAAAAAGTAATATAGAGGAGGAGAGAAAGAATGAATAATATTACATTATCAAAAAATTACGTACCTGTGCTAGATGAGGTATACAAGAATGCAGAAACATCTAGTGTATTAAATAGTCCTGAAAAAGACATAAAAATGGGTCAAAAAGCAGGAGAATTTTTAATTGCTAAATATTCTATGGATGGTCTTAAAGATTATTCAAGAAATAGCGGTTATAAGAAAGGAAATGTTAAACTTGATTGGGAAACCCATAAAGCAAATTATGACCGTGGTGTAAAATTTGAAATTGACACAATGGATAATGAGGAATCTGCTGAACTTGCTTTTGGAAAATTAGCCGGAGAGTTTGCCAGAACTCTAGCTGCACCAGAACAAGATGCATTTACATATGCAACTCTTGCTGGAAAAGATGGAGTTTCTATAACTAATGAAACGCTAACAAGTGGTGATGATATTTTAAATGCAATTCAAAGAGAACAAAGTGCAATGGATGAAGAAGAAGTAACTGGTGTTTCTAGATACCTATTTATAACTTCAACACTATTAAGAAAAGCACAAAATGTTGAAAAATATAAATCAACTGGAGTATTAGATGAATTCGCAGGTATTGTTAAAGTACCACAAAAAAGATTTTATACTACTATTAACCTTTTAAGTGGTGATGATGGTGATGAATCAATTGGAGGATATGAAAAAGCTGCTGCTGAATATGCTAAAACTAGTGATGCTAGCGTAATAAGTGGTAAAACATATTATACTAAGAGTGGTGACACATACACTAAATTTACTGGAAATTCATTTACTTCAGGAACAGACTACTATGACTTGGTTGCAGAAGCAGGCAAGGATATTAACTTTATGATTGTTGAAAAATCTGCTATTTTAAAATGGCCTAAACATACAGCATCAGATATTATTGTTCCAGAAAACAATCCAGATAGTGATGCATATATTCAAAAACATAGAAAATATGGCATTGTCGATATTTATGAAAACAAAGTGGCTGGCGTTCGTGTATCTGCTAAGCCACTTGCTTAGTTTTCTAGAGGAGAAATATAAATGGCGACTAGAATTGGTGTAGGTGTAATTTCTAAGTCAAACAATGCAGAAATTGAACTTTTAAGAACAGAATTAAATTTAGTTCGTGCTGAAAATGAAACTTTAATGGCTGAAAAATTAGATTTAGAAAAAATATCAAAAGAATTAAAAGAAAAAGTTGATAACTTAGAAAATCAAGTTAAAGAATTAACTGAAAAATCAAATAAAAAAAATCAAAAAAATTCTGATAATTCAGAAGAATAGGAGGTTAAAGGTATGCTAACTAAAATAGTTGATTATAATTATTATTCTAATTTTTATGGAGGTTCTAGCATACCAGAATCTTCGTTTAATAAATATTCAATAAAGGCAAGTTCTAGAGTAAATAATTATACTTCAAATAGAATAAATAGTTCTAATTTATCTGAAAATATAAAAAACACTGTATGTGAAATTGCAGAAGTTTTATATAGTCAAGATTTATTGATTTTAGAATTGGAAAGTGTTGAAAAAAAAGAGGTTGCAAGTGAAACAGTTGGTCCACATTCAATTTCTTATGTTTCAAAAACTAATACTTTAAATCAAAGAGTTTTAAATGACAGTGAATTAGACCAAAAATGTTATGAAATCTGTTATAACAATTTAGCTTGCACTGGGTTAATATATCGAGGCAACTAATGTTTCCAGACACCATAACAATTTATAATATTGAAGATAATATTTACTATAGAAAAGAAGTTAAAAATGTTTTTGCACACACTTCAAAAATAATTTCGAAAGATGGAAACGGGGAAAAATATACTTCGGTTCATAATGTGATTTTTTCAAGTACATCACTTAACGACTTTGTTTCTAACAATGAATACAAAAAATTAAGTGATAAATCAAAAAAATTTACATTAAAACCAAATGATATTATCGTTTTCGGAATATTTGGTGATGTAAATAGTTTATCAGATATTCAAAAAAGTAATATTGAATATTTCTTAATAAAATCAATTTCAACTAATCAATATGGAAATTCTATGCTTCAAAATATTGAGGTAACAGATTGAAAATTAAAGCTAAACTTGTTTTGCCAAATGATTTAGTAAAATCAGTAGGGTTAAACGAAAGTGGAAAAGTTCAAAAGTTTATTGATAGTTTTGTATTAAATCATTCTAAACCTTATATACCAGGTAAACATATTTACGATTCTGGTGTAATTGCTACTAGAATAGGAAGCGGTAAAGTAATTTGGAATAGCCCGGATGCTAATTATCTTTATGAAGGTAAATTAATGGTTGATCCTATTACTTTAAAAGGTGCTTTTTTTGCTCCTGATTATGGTTTTTGGAGTAGACCAAATACTCCCAAAATTATTGACCCAAAAGCAAGAAATTTAAATTTTCACGGTGGTGGGTTAAAAGGCTCAAAATGGTTTGACAGAATGATTGAAAATGAAATGGATGATTTATTAGATGGAATAGCAAAAATTATAGGAGAGGGAAATGAGTAAGAGCAAAGCAGTTATTGAATGCATAAAAGAATATTTTAAAGGGTGTCCTTCATTAAATAACCTTGCAAAAATAAATGTAGATTATTTAAATACAAGTTCTGTCGAAGGTGAGTATTGGTCGATAGAGCCTATTGAAGCACCTGTAATTTTGGGTAAAAATATACTTGGAACAAAAATTCATAAACAATGTCAATTTATTGTTGCAAGCCGAATGTTTTTTGACCCGATTAATGATACTCAAAATATAAAAAACTTACAAGTATTTGATGAAATAAGTGATTGGATTTATTCTAATAATAAAAAACATATTTTTCCAGAATTAAGTGATGATGAAATACCTACTGGTATTGAGGTTGTACTGGGAGGAAATTTATATGGAGTAGATAAAACAAACACAATTGCTAGATATCAAATGACTTGTAAATTGCTATATGATAAGGAGGAAGAAAGTATATGGCATTAACATTATTAGATGGAAATAATAAGTTTAATCGTGAGGACCACGTTACAATGTTTAATTCAAATATCACTTCTTGTGATGAAAACGGAATTGTTTATGGTGAAAGTCCTTCATGGGTACCTTTTGGTGAAGATAATGATGAAATTACAAGAGAAATAAATAATGAAACTGAATCAAAGAAAAATGTTTTGGGCAAAACAAGTGTAGACCACAAAAAGGGTGCACAAACTACGGAAATTGATCCAATTGCTATCAGAGGTAATGATGTTTTATCAAAAATATTATATTTAATGTATAAATATGATTTAACTGGAGATAAAGCAAAATTACAATGTATGGAAGTAACATTAGCAGATAAACAAACTGATGGTTCATATGGAGCATTTACAGAAGATGCTATTGTTGATTTGAAATCTTGGGGTGGAGATACCGCACAAATTAATGGACCAATTACACTAAATTGGCTAGGAAATAAAAAACACGGTACATTTAATGCCTCAACAAAAGCATTTACAGAAACTACTGCAGCATAGAAGGGGGCTAAAAGCCCTCTTTATTTTTAAATTTAATGAAAGGATAATATATGAAAATAGTTGTAAAAAATAAATTAATAAAAGAAGATATATTTGATGAAGATGGTAACAAAATTGGTGAATTAGTTTTCAATCCAAATGACAACAGAATTATGAATAAATTATACAAAATTGTTCAAGATGCTCAATTGGCTTTAAAAAAACTTGATAAAATAGGAAAAATGCCTGATGTAGAAAAATTAAAAAATACTACATTAACAAGTATAGAAGACTTTGAAAAAGTATCTGATGACATTGATTTGCTATGCAAAGGCGGTCAAATTGAAACGGATACTATTGAAGGTATATTTCAAGATTTATATGAGGTATTTGGCAAAGACACAATAAATACCGTAACGCAAGGAACACAAGATTTAGAAATGATTGAACCAATAATGGAATTTGTTAAACCATATATAGAACAATCAAGAAAAGAAAAAATGCAAAAATATCTAAAAAAATCAGATACAGAAATAGATGTGTTAGAGTAATGAATGTTTTAACTGACAAGTTACCAACCAAAATTAAAATAAATGGTAAAAATTATGATATAAATTATGATTATAGAACAATAATTAATATTTTAATTGCTTTTGAAGATGAAGAATTAAGTGATTATGAAAAGTGCTATATTATGCTAAATAATCTATATAAGGATGAAATACCTAACGAAGTCTCGGAAGAAGCAGTTGCTAAAGCAATAAGATTTATTGATTGTGATCAGGAATATAAATCGAATACATCGGATCAAAGAATCTTTTCTTTTAAAAAAGATGCTATGTATATATTTAGTGGTATAAATGCCACTCACCATATAGATATCGAAGAAAATAATATACATTGGTGGAAATTTATGTCTTTATTTATGGATATGAAACCAGATTGTATGTTTGGTGAATTAACTTATTATAGAAAAAGAAAAAACGATGGTAAACTCACTAAAGAAGAAAAAGAGCAATATAAAAAGATAAAAGATTTAGTTGATTTAGAGGATAAAGTGGTCACAAAACTATCTGAAGCAAGAAAACAATTTTTCAAAGAATTTCATAAAAGTTAAAAATAAGGAGGTGTTATATGTCTGACAGTTAAAAAAGGCGCTGTAGTTATAGATACAGAATTAGATAATAAAAAGATAACTAAAGATTTTAATAATTTGCAAAATGAAACTGAAAAATTAATTGATAATTATAATCGAACCGTTGATAGTATAAAAAGCCAGGAATTAGCAATAGATAAAGTTAAAGGCAAATTAGAAAATTTACAATTATATGCTAAAACAGGTTTGTTAAAAGAAGGCGAGGATATTCAAATTGTTCAATTGACTTCAAAATTAGAATTAATGAATAGCAAATTAGATGAAACAAAAAACAAGGCTAATAAATTAAAGGGAACAATAGTAGAATCCTTGAATACAAAGCCTGCACTAAGTTTTGGTACTGGTATTGATAAACTTGGCAAAAAAATAGACAAATTTAAAACTAAAATGTCAAGATTAATTGGTACAGCAATGATATTTAGTTTAATGAGAAATCAACTAACCAGCCTTAGAAATGGCTTTATATCGTTGCTAAAACAAAATGATGATTTTAGTAATGGATTAGGACAAATAAAAGCAAATTTGATGACTGCATTTGCTCCAATTTATAATGCTTGTTTGCCAGCCATTAATTCGTTAATGAATTCTTTAGCAAGATTAGCAGGTACAATAGCAATGTTTACATCTGGATTATTTGGAACAAGTATTGATGATGCGAGAAAGTCAGCCAAAGGCTTATCAAAAGACTTAAATAAAGTTGGCTCGAGTGCCAAAAATGCTTCGGGAAATTTAGCAAGTTTTGACAATTTAGAAGTAATAGGAAGTTCTAATTCGTCTGGAGGAGTAGATAATAGCGGTGTAAATTATGATACTGAAATTAGTTATAGCCAAAAACTTTTAAATATTTTAAATGCGGTAAAAGATTTCGTAGTAGAGAACAAAGAACTAATCATTGGATTTTTATCAGGAATAGCATTTGGTATTCTTGCAATTAAATTTGGATTAAAAGGGATTGAAGGCTTAGCATTTGGTACAATTTTAGCTGGAATAGTTATTTTAATCCAAAGTATTGTTGAATTTATACAAAATCCATCTTGGGATAATTTTGCAAAAATATTGCAAGGATTAGCAATTTTATTAACAGGAGTTGCTATTGCAATGCTTGCAGTAAATGCAGCAAATCCTATTGCTTGGATTATATTAGCAATAGCAATGGTTGTAGCACTTGTAGCAGTAATTATTAAAAATTGGGATACTATAAAAAATGTTTTAAATTCGGTTGGTGAATGGATATATAATAATATAATAAAACCAGTTGCAGATTTTTTTGTTGGATTATATACCGGAATTAAAGAAGGGTTAATATCTGCGTGGGATTATGTTGTGAATTTAGCACAAACGATTGCAAAATGGATATACGACAATGTAATATATCCGATTGAAAGGTTTTTTATTGAATGTTATGAAACACTTAAAAGTGCTTTAATAGCAGCTTGGGAATGGCTTAAAAATAGTTTGAATGCTGCTTGGGAATGGATAAAAAATTTATTTAATACAGTAGTAAATTGGATTAATGTCAATGTAATTCAACCTGTTGCCAATTTTTTTGCTAATTTATGGAAAGGTATAAAAAAAGGATTTAATTTAGCGATACAATGGATTGAAGATAAATTTTGGGCTATGGTAGATTTTTTCAACATTCTAATTTCAAAAATCGTAGGATTTTTCAAATCATTAGGTACTAAAGTCGGAAATGCTATAGGAAGTGCTTTTATCACGGTTATAAATGGAGTTTTAGGTGCTATTGAAAATATTTTAAATTTTCCGATTAAATCAATTAACAAATTAATTAATACTATAAATAAAGTTCCAGGTATTAATTTAGGTACATTACCAACATTTAAATTGCCAAGACTTGCAAGTGGTGCGGTAATCCCTCCACGACACGAATTTGCTGCTATTTTAGGAGACCAAAAACACGGAACTAATATTGAAGCACCATTAGAAACAATTAAACAAGCAAATCGAGAAGTAATGCAAGAATTTTTAGGCACATTATCAAATTTAAATGACCAAGAAAGAGAAATCGTTCTTAAAAATATGACTTTTGTTCTTCAATTCGGAAGTAGTAATTTCCAAAAGATAGTAATTGATAGTATCAGACTGTCGGAAAAAGAACTTGGAAAGCAATTATTGTTAGCATAGGAGGAAGTAATGAATAAGATTAAAATTATTAATCCAAATGATTCTACTGAATATTTTGAATTACCTTGGGAATGGCTTCCTCAAGGTACTCAAGGTCCAACGTTAAATGATTTGGAATCGTCTGCTGAAAGAGGCAAGTTAAATGGGTATTTAAGCCGTGTTAGATGTGCAGAAATACCTGCTGCAACATTAGATATTGATAAGAGACTTACCCAAAAAGAGTTGTATCCTCTTTTTAAATTGTTAAAATTAGTAAAAATAAAAATATATTATTTTGAAAAATACTTAAATAAATTTGTTACAAGAGATTTTTATGCAAAAAAACCTAATCCGAAAATGTGGGAAGTACCAGAAACAAATGAAACTGATGATATTGTTTATGATAAGTTTACTATTGAATTTAGTGGATATGGAGATGTGAATTAATGGAATATGTTACTATTGATAATAATAAAATTCAGTCTTTTGAATATGAAACTACAATCAATAATGATGGAAATATAAGCGGTTTATGCGAGCTGGGAAAAGCAAGTATTCAATTAATAAATGAAAGTAATGAGTATAGTGATTTTAAGGATTCGTGGATTCATACAGTTCACGGATCTTTTTATATTCATTCTGTAGAACCTGTACAGGAAAAAGTTAATATAAAACTAGAATGTTATGACATTAAATATAAGTTAGATACACCTTATGATAGCTCAAAACATTCATTTCCTTGTACTTTGAAAGAATGGAGAAATTCAATATTTGATGCTTGTGAAGTACAATATGATAATTCTGATTTTCCTAATAGTGATTTAATATTAAATGTTCAACCTTCATTAGAAGAAAATATTTCAAATAGAAATGTGATTGCAAAAATTGCACAAGCAGGATTAAGTATTATCATTACTGATAGTTCGGACAAATTTTATTTTAGTTGGTTTACTAATACTTTGCATACTGTAAATGATTGGATTGAATTAACCACGGAAAAAAGTCCTAGAAAAGCATTTAATTATTTTGTTTTAGGTAGAGGGGATAGTGGTGATGAATATGGTTATCCTTTAGAAAAACCAACAAATCCGGTAACATTTAGAATTGATAATAATTATATATTAGATCCACAGGATACAACTTCATCAGAAGATCAAAGAGCTATAGTTATTATTCCCTTATATAATCGTATAAATGGATTCCAATTTACAAAATTTAGTATAAGAACGACATTTATTGATAATAAACTAAACATTAAATTGGGAGATAAAATTAAATACACTGATATATGGGGTAATACTATTACTTCTTATATAATGACTAAAAAAATTAAATGGTTAAGTGGTGATTTATCAAATTCAGATAATTATGAAATTACATTATCTGCAGATGAAATAATGGAAGGTAATGAAAATGTAACTTATTCAAGAAACGACCTAAAAGAAAAAATAAATGTTACTTCGAGAAAGGCGGATAAAGCATTAGGTAAAATTGAAGATTTGGTTCAAACTACTGATGAGAATACTGAAAAAATAGCTCAAGTAGTTATTGAAAATAACCAAATCAAAAATACAGTAAGTCAAAATTATCAGGAAATTAATAATAACATCACAGAAACAAATAAGCAAATAACACAAATTAAAGAAGATGTAAGTGGTGTTAATATTAGTGTTTCAAATTTAACTACTAAAACGCAAGAGATTGATGGTAATATCGAAGAAATAGAACAGAAACTTGATGATATGAGTTATGACTTTACTACTGCAGGTTTAAAAGTAGGTAAATCCACTGATGATAATAATACAGTACTTGATAATAATGGTATTAGGTCATATAACAAGACTGAATTAAATGCTATTTTTAATAAAAATGGTTCAGGTGTTGATAAATTAATTGTAACTGGTACAGCACAAATCGGTTATTTAAAAATTAAGAAAACTATTCGAAATGGTAAGAAGAGAACTTCAATATACCATCTTGAAGAGTTAATCGAAAATCTAACGGATTTGGAGGGATAAAGTATGACATTAAATAATGAGTGGCAAATCGTTACAAAATGGGCTTGGACCGTAGTGTCTGGGCAAATTGTAACTTTTTATTTGGAAGCAAAAATAGATAACTATGATATTTTAAATAATAGAACTAGAATTTATACAAGATTGAGAACTACATTAAGTGCTGGCACTGCGGGAGGTAGTGGTTACCAATTTACTTGTTCTTATGCTCCTACAGTTGAAGGCAGTGATGTTTGGTACTTTGGTAATGAAGTAATTACTGAAACTAAATCAGATCAACCACAGTATGTTTATCATAACGATGATGGTAGTGCAAGTGTAACATTAAGCTCTTATTTGTATAATGGCTATTTAAAATTAAGTACTACAATAAGTGATACGGTAACCTTACCAAAAATTCCTAGAAGAGCAAAATTTACTGCAGCAGGTGGATTTAATGATGAGGCAAATCCATCTATTTACTATGAAAACCCAGCGGGTGATAGTGTTAAATCACTTATGGCTTGTATTTCTCTTACCGGTGCTAACGATGATGTAGCATATAGAAATATTAATAAAACGGGTACAAGTTATACATTTAATTTAACTGATGCTGAAAGAAAAGTCTTGAGGGAAAACACTAAAGGTAGCACCACAAGAAAGGTAACATTCTTTATTCGAACAATAATCGGTACATCTACTTATTACGATACAAAGGATGTTGAATTTAATGTTGTAAATTGTAGTCCAACAATCGATACATACACTTGCCAAGATACTAATGAAAAATGTACTGCACTTACTGGTAATAATCAAAAATATATAAGATATATATCTACACCAAAAATGGATATGACTTACACACTAAAAAAAGAAGCCAAAATAAAGTCCACAAAGCTTACAATTGGTTCTAATAGTGTAAATGATACTACTGGCACATTTACTAACTTTGTAGATGGTTCTAAAGCAGTATTTGAGGTAACTGATGATAGAAATTTGCCGGCGAGTAAAGAAATTGCTTTGGATGTCATTGAATATCTAAAACTAGAAGTTACAAATTTTCAAATTGAAAGACCGGAAGAAACTTCAAGCGAGGCAATTCTTGATGTTGAGGGTATTTTCTGGCAAGGTAATTTCTCTACTGATAAAGCAAATTCACTAACTGTCAGTTGGGACTATAGAGAAAGTAATTCAGATACTTGGATTACTGGGGGTACTATTACACCGACGATACAAAATAATAAATTTTATATTACTGATTTAACTTTATCAAAAGATAGTGTAACACAGTTATTTGACTCTGAAAAAGAATTTAAAATAAGACTAAATGTGAGTGATTTATTAATTGATTTAAAGCCAATTGAAACACTAAATGTAGGCCAAGATATCATTGGTGTTGAAAAAGGCAAAGTTTATTATAAGGGTATTGAACTGCTTGAATATGAGATAATTGAAGAGTGGTAGAAAGGAAATAAAAAATGGAAAAGAATTTGTTAAAGTGCTTGACGCTAATCGAACGAAGTGAGATAATCCTACGAACGAACGAACGAACGAACGAACGGGGAAATCCGCTTGGAAAGGAGGACAATGGTTTAGTTATTATTGTTACTCCTTAAAAGGTGGTTTTAATGAGTAAATCAATAAAACTCAAAGATAATTGCTATTTAGATAGTTCATCAATTTCAAATAGAGGTAATGGGTTTGATTTTAATGGAACAAATAATCAAATGAAATTTGGAAGTGATGCATCAAATTGGCTACCTACTAGGCTTTCAGATATGGGGATGAAAAAAATATTTAGTTCCGTTTCAAAAGAAAATCCAGCGGATGAAGGTGAATTTGGTATTGCTTACAAAGAGACTGCGTGTTATCCGTTTACTGATGGAGCATTTTATCAAGGTACCGCTGGAAACAAAGTATTAGATGAAAGCTTTATAGAAAAAATATGGGAAAATGAAAATATAAATTCTTGGGAAGAAGGCAATTTAGGTGTCAACATTTCCTCGTATAAGTTTCTTATCATTTGTGCAAGCGATATGTCAACAATAGTACCAACACAATATTTATCTCTCAATTTAACTTGGAATGGATGGTATAGCCCACAAAGTATGGATGCAGCAATTGTTAGACAAATCTGGAGAGATGGAAATGATATACATTGGGGTCCCTGCTACTATAGAGGAATAAATGGACATACTGGATTCGGACAAATAAGTGATATCAATTATCCAAAAGTTGTTTATGGAATAAAAATATAAATAGCAATTAAACCATAAAAAAATAAATGGAAATATTTAAAAATCCATTGACCGTGTCAATGGAAAATTTTATAATTAGACAGACAGACAGACAGACAGGGGCTACTCGCCAAAAAGGAAGGAGGGAAGAGTTATTTAAATTCTTCTCTTCTTTTAACTTCCGAAAGGAGGTTAAATACTAGAGGTGATTTTAATGGGTAAAACCATAAAATTATCTAATGAAAATTATTTAGATACTTCAAGTATTAGACATAATAGCGAAAATTTAAAAAACTATTTAAGTGTCAAAGGCAAAACTTTAAAATGCGGTTTGGAAAGTAATCAGAGTATTCCAAATCAAACAACTACAAAAGTAAACTTTAATAAATATTTAAATAATAATTTCAATAACGACTATAACAATTATTTTAAATTGAATGATGGTTACATAGAAATTATGAGTGATTATATTAAATGTGTTATTGTTGTGGCTTCATTCCAATTTAATGGTTTTACTGATGGTTATATTTATATTGCAAAACTATATGCAGGTAGATTTGCAACATTAGAAAACTATGGTGGAGGTGCTACTGCAACTGCAATAATACCAGTTTCAAAGGGTGATAAAATTTTTGTGGAAACTTATGCCATTGGAGAGGGCTCAATTTCAAATTGGACAGATGCATCTTTTATAGAAGTAGTTGCTATATAATACTTAAAAGTATCAATCTAGTATAAAAATAAATGAGTAAGAGATTTAAATATAAAGATAATAATTATTTGGATTCAACTGGGATTGTTCATAATAAAGAAATATTAAAAAATTATTTAGATAATAAAAACCCTAAATATGCCGTTGCAACAATTGACTATAATGTTAATATTTCATCAAGTTATAAAGTGCCATTAAATGCACTATATCAATCCGGAGGATTTAAACAAGAAAATAATTATATAGTAATACCAAAAGGGGTTAATCTTATTAGTGTTAGTGGTAGTGTATTTGCTGATGCTTGGCCTGGAGGCAGTGCTTATTTGTGGGGACAAATTAGAAAAAATGACATAATTGTTAGCAGTAGTATCAATACTGGACCTGGTTCATTTTTATCAGCACCAATTCCACCAGTTATAATTAATGTTAATGAAGGTGATAAAATGTCACTTATTGCAGATAGCCCAGGTGGAGGAATATTAAGAAGTGGCTATATAAATTCTTGGCTTAATATTCAAGTGTTATAAATAATTATTATTAACTCAAATATATGAGTAAAAAAATAAAATTATCAAATGAAACATTTTTAGATACATCAAGTGTCATACACGATGACACAAATTTAAAAACTTATTTAAATAATGCAAAAGTATTAAATGAAGAAACTTCAAGTAATACAAATACTTATAGTTGCAATTATATAAATTCAAAAGTCAAAATTAAACGATACCAATTTTCTTCAGGGGGAAGCATAACATTAACTCCTAATAAATGCTATTTAATAGCGGTTCAAGTATTTACAATTATAAATGCTGGAGGAGTTGGAACTGTATTAGGAGGATATAGCATAACCTGGGCTAATAAAAATAATTTTGAATGCACTAATAACGAAAATACATATACATTTTCATCGTCATATGGTTCGATTTATATACTTGTAATTGAAATGTTATAAAAATTTAAGAAAGGAAATTATGGAAAGTTTAAAAAAAATAAAAGAACATTGGAAACTTATATCCGGTTTTATTATCGGTATTTGGGCTGCATTTGGCTTCTACCAAAGTTATTTAGATAATAATGAGGAAATACTCAATACACTCAAAACAACGCAGCAAATGTCATTAAAGAGTGTAATT